GCTTTCCTCCACCCGGGCGACGCGCTCCACCAAGTCAGCGTAGTCCTGCCGCATGAGGCGGATTTCCACGCGCATGTCGTCCACCGCCTGCCGGATATAGTTCACAGATGTACGAAGATCGGCGTCCGCCGCAGCATCATTCGCCGCATCCTTTCGAGACGTCCGAGCATGCCCCAACCAGCCGAGCACGATGCCGCTGATGGCCGCGGCGGCCGAAATGGCCGCCGTGATTGTAATACCGTCCATTTTGCACCGCCTCCAATACAAAAGGCCCCGCTTATGCGGAGCCTATCAGGTCTTCGCGTGACTACCTACAGCTCTAGGGTAGTTGTTTTGTTTGATATTTCGATCTATAAGACCATGCATGAAATCCATATTTCCACCAAGTAAAATCGTCGTCGTCCAGTTTCCAGATCGCAACCGAGCGGATTCCTTGCTCATAGAGCCAGGTCATCCGGTTATAGAAAGTGTCAGGTGCTTGGAACCACGCCTTCCCACCCCCTTCCAACTTGACTTGCCATTCATCTGCTTCGAGGTCTTTCTCAGGAGCAAAACGAGCATCCATTTTGCTCTTGATCTCGATTAAGTTCTGCTCTGTGGCAACATCCCCGCGCCAAATACAGCCAAACATGCCCAAGCCTCCGGCCACTTTATGGGCAGGCACATATTTTAAAATTTCCATATATCGCTTCTTAAACAAAGACATATCCGATATTGGACCCGGATCCGTCCATGGGCCGTGATCCAGGTATGTCATGGGACTTAGCACATCAACGACCTTCCCTATTTCCTCGTAATCGAACCATTCGGCCCAGGTCGGGTCGGTCGCAAAAGGATAAGGCGCCGCCACCATGATAGGGATATACCTCGTAGCCGTATGGAAGCGATCCGCTAATGCCCGAAACCAAGCCGTCGCCTTTTGACGGTATTCTGGCCTCACTTCTTCGAAGTCGATCGCAATTCCGTTCCAACCGTCTCTATTAATGATTTGTTCTATTGCGTCGATGCTGGTCTGAGGATCGTCCAAAACCGCAGCGGCCGCGTCCGGATCCCATCCATTCGCTCCAAAATTCCCGAACATCGCATAGACCGGTTTCCCTTTCGACTTAAACCAGGTCCAGTCCGGATTCGGCTCTCCCGTTACATTCAGACTCGTATCGAAGTTAAAAGCGTCAAATACAGCGACATCGATGTCGCGCCAGTTCTCGCGAAGCGAATGACAGCCCCACGGCCGATTAATAATATAGGCATAAACGTTTATGTCAGGCGCGGCCTTCGGAGGCAGGAAATACTCAAATGTGTTAATCCTAACCACGCTTGGGAAATCCGGCATAAACTGCGTCATCATCACGCGCGGAATTTGGTTGAGATCCGTAACGGCAGCCTCATTATGATTCTCCCGGTTGTCGAAGACCCCGCTGTAAATCGTAAACTGCATTTCCATGCCTTTGTTCTTCTGCAGAGCGTTCAGTTCGTCTGTATATGCACCGAAAGGAAAAGCGATCGCCCAAACAGGCGGCTCATATCGTCCCTCTGGGTAGGTTGATGACTCCCCATACAGCCAGAGATAAGGATTAACAGCTAACCGGGTAAATCCGTCATAATCAGCTTGTCCATCACCTGTCCGGCTATTCCATTCCCCTGAAACATTATCACTATCCGGGTCATAGGTGCCATAGATCCGAAAGGTGCCTTCGACCGGGAGCACCGCACCGTCGGCGTCTTGGTAATAGTCCATATTCAGTGTCTCGAAATAAACACAGTATTTTACGCCAGCCATTATGTCATAAGTCACGCCATCGTCGAAATCGATGATCAGTTCGCTAATACTATCCCATCCGTAAGGTGGAAAATAACTCCTTCGAACCCGTGTAAAGCCACCAGGACTCCCATTATTCCAAAAACCGATATAGACATCGACGAGTGCCTGGTACGGACGGCCAAAGTACGGAGCCACCATCGCTTTGAGCTTTGATGCTGTAAACGATTCCGCAAACTCCAAACACAGATAGCACTTTAGTCTCTGGAACTCCGTCTTAAATTTGGGCGGTTCGTTTTCGTGTCCTGGCTCGGGAGGAATCGGAATTAAAACATTAGATGCTCCGAATATCGGAATGGCGGTAGAATTAACCTCCTTATTGAAACGAATGCTCGGTATATTGTATTGCGTTATGCAGTTTCCGACCCGTTCCTCAATTTCCCGCTTCACGCGATCTGTGTCTCTATTCACTCGCTCAGTATACTGTTCCACCGATTCAGAGGTGCCGGTGCCGTCAGAGAGAATAATCATGGGATACGCATGATGCACAGCCCAACCATTGATTACGTTGTAGTCGGTGCTTTGGCTATTCGTAGCACAATTTTTTTGCTCATAAGGTAATGATGGGTCAATATAAATACGCATTTCTTGCTGCTTGTCCGATACGTTCAAAGTCTGCAGGCGAACATTGTACCACTGACCGGCTTGAAAAGTATATGGAGAGTCGAAATATATAATGTCCCACCGACCATTTACCCAGGTTTCTCCTAAATCCGCATTGATGAGATCGAGCGGTTCATGCTTCGGCGTCCAGTCCTCATTTACCACAACCTCACCTGATAATGTATGTGGCCCCGTTTTTATACCCACCGATACCCTGACATGAACGTCGTAGTAGGTCTCTGCCGGAATATGCGTCGGACACTTCATGATCAGTCGGTCTGCTGTGAATGTTTTGTCCGCGTAGAATCCTAAATAGGTTTCGATTGGATAAAGTTCACCAGTCACGTAGTTTTTCGCCGTTCCTGCAATCGGCATACCCCATAAAGATTTAAAAGGCGATCCACTCCCAAGTTCTGGCCGCACAGTCCCACTTCTGTCAACAGGGTAGGCATAAATACCGTTATCTTTCCAGATACGAATTGCTGCTGCTCCCCAAGTCTCTGCATTTGGCCCCTCCAGATCGAAATAATGCAAATTGTGCGTGTGTGATCCAATGGTGCACAAACCACTGTCAACCATTTCTTTTAAATGTTCCCACGTTACAAAATCTCTGTCTCCTACGACTCCACTGATGATAAACATGGTGAATGGCATATTGTATTTTTTCAGTATAGGAAACGCATAAGTATAGTTTCCAATCCTGCCATCATCAAAAACAATAAGAACAGGTTTGTCAGGAAGGTCTTCCTCCGTGATTGCACCTGTCCAATAATCATAATAATCCTTTAAGTGGATGGCTTGATAACCATTATCCACAAGCCACTTGATCTGTTCCTCGAATTGTGTATCCGTGTTGTAGTACCATTGATCGGGACCGATCTCATGATATGCCAGAACGGGAATATAATAAGCCTTATCCTTCACTGAATCGTCACCTCTTAGACGGGATCCAGGCAATATGCAGTCATTGTTATTTTGAATCCAGGAAGCGAAGTTGGACCGGTTGCGGCTTTCGCTATAATGCCGGTATAAAGTTTATTGTTGTTAGCATCAAGCGTTGTTTGATAATCTGCAATCAAGGTTATTGATTCGATTGGATCGGCGGCCTGCGGATCTTCTTTCTGTAAGCCTAGCCAAACCGTAGGCGGCGAATAATAGGCTTGCGAGAGAATAAACGTGGTAACCTGCTCATAGTCCCGTTTTCCGTATTCAATGATCGTGCCAGCACCTAACAGACGAGCCTTATCCCAAATATCTCGATTGGATTCTATGGTCTGCATAAGCGAGGCGAGGCGCTCTTGCATGCTGCGATAACCTAACGGAACAGAGTCGATCGTGACCTTGTTTCGCCAAGGCTCCGTCGGATACTCCTGAATCCCGACGACGCGAGTAGACACCCACTGATCGCCATCCTTTACCCTCACTACGTCACCCAGGGAAACAGACGAACCAATGACAGCAGCGTCGACAATATAAGACCTCCGCGGATGCTTTACTAGCTCTAGCTTCAACTGCGCGAGCTCGTACAGCGTGGCCGGATCCTTAATTTGAGTCTTCCACGGTAGTTCCACTATGCCGTATTGGTTGACCGTATCCGCTTCGAGATAGTCCTGGCCGGTGCCGTTCACCGAGGCCGTCGTGATGTTATCATAACCGAGCGCATAGAGCCGTGTGCCGAAATCGTATGCATCACTGATTTTTCGAATTGAACTCGCATTATGGTTATAGGCAATCATTACGCCCTCATTTTTTCCGATTTTTTCCCGTAGATTGACTTTTTTGTTTTCCGTGTCGTACTCGATTTCTCCCCCGTACAGTTCGCGAATTTTGGTCAATAGCTGGTACCGGTTCAAGTAATCTTCCCTGTCCATCGATCGAACTGTTTGAATTTCTACCGTACCAACAGTCCAGCCGCCCCGATTACCTTTGAGAGCCTCCGAAATGGCCTCCTCTGCTGTTCGATTGACTAACTGAAACACTGGTAAGATGTCATACATGAGTTCAATGGCCTGGCTTTCTGCAGTAACCGTTTTGATCGATTTTCCGTTGCTATCAATTTCATCCGTAATGTGTTTGATCAAGAAATACTCTCGCTGAAATTCAATCAGTAATTCCTCTTTGATCAACCGCGCAGCGACATTATCCGAGGTGATGCTGAACGTAAACGAGCTCAAGCTGTTAATTTCTCGTTGCAACGTGTCATTAAAGATATTGCGGATATACGCGATGGTCTCCCTGCTTCTCGTAAGTAACCTTAAAGAGACCATTACAACCACCGCCCCTGTATTGTTGTTTCAATTCGTGCCTGCCCTGCATCCGCAGCGAATCCGATGCTTTGCAACCCTGGGGGAATTTCAAAAAAGTCTCCATTGATTTGAGGCAGTGCATTTGTGCCGCCAATCTCAGCCGTCCAGTTTTCAAAATCAAGGATAAGCCCATTGCCAGGAAGAATTTCTCCGATGTATTGAATCGTTTCGCCGTTCAAGGATAAGGCCGGATTTCGGATCACATTCGCCGCGCCATCCAGTAGCGAAACATCGTCAATCCAGCTTTCGTAAGCTGCCACATTCCGGGCCTCAAAAAACACATAAACCGTGCCGTCGGAATCCGTCGGCGTAATGGTTCCCGTGATCCGGTTCCACGATCCTGCCGGGCCGCTGGTCATGGTCTCGCTCACCTGGGAATACTGGAAATCAGAAGTTTCCTCCTCAGCATAAATGGTTAACCCGTCGGCCACATCTGAGAATACATAAGCCTCGAATGGGTAAGCCTTGCCCGCGGTATAACCGGTTAATGTAAAGTACACCCGCGGGATGTCGGCGGTCGTGTTCAACTTGGTCAGTCTCCCGGATGCCACGCCGCTATGCTTTCGGTTCGTGTCGCGCCCGAATGCGCCGGATGAGTTGCCTGTATTCTGGTAAGTCCACCCGGAGGTGTCTGTCTCAAACCCCGGGTTTGGGCATAGATTAGCCGGCAAAGGAGCGGTATTTTTAATGTGGATCACGGGCCGCACTGGGAAAGATCCCGGGTTTGTCACAGCCAGTGAGCCTCCATTTGACAGATCAGCTGCAAAGGTCTTCGGCTGCGACTCGTACCGGAACGGATCCGCGCACAGAAACGTCAGTCTCCCGGATCCTACCCGAAACAGTCGATCAATGTCAGTCTGGCCGGTTATCCTTGCCCGATATTCGATTCCCGGCTCATCGGAAAAGGTCAAAACTTTCGGTTCTTTCGTCACAAGCCAGGCGGCGAGTTCCCGCTTCCTCTGTTCGAGGTCTTCTTGGGATCGCCCAATAATCCCGATATCGATCCCAATATATCGGACGCCAATTTTGTGTCCAAAATCTTTTGCTCCGGGAACGCCAGGAATTTGAACCATGATATCCCCGATCTCAGGAGCCAGGCTGCGACTTATGGAGGTAACAATCACTTTTCCCAGGCTGCTGATGCCGTTAAAAGTGAAAAACTTAAACGTCATACGAGAACCCCTCTCTTGTGGAATCCCTGCTGCTGCAAACGGGAAATTTTTTCAACAATGCGATCGATGTCGGCATCTTCACGGACGCTCACATCTCGAATAGTGAAATAGTTCGTGATCGTAACACTACCACCGCCTAAATCCGAGCTCTGCACCGGCACCGCGTTTTGATTCGTTGCAGGACTAACCAGGGCCGCTTTCGCCAGTTGTTTCGCCTGGTTCGATACTTCGCGGATTCGGTTCTCCAGTCCGAGTACAAAACCTTCGCCGGTGTCCTCGCCGAGTTTCATCATCACTCGAGACGGCGAGCTGATTTTCAGAAAATCACGAAGTCCGCCGGTGATACGGTCTGCGATGTTTTTCACGGCATCTCCAACAGACCCGATCATGTTCTTTATGCCATTTACGAGGCCCTGAATCATGTCTTTACCAAGCTGTGTGAGCTGTGACGGCAGACCTTTGATCCAGTCGATTGCCTGCTGGATACCGTCCTTGATCGCCTGCCAGATACTGTCGGCAGTCGACTTGATCGTGTTCCACGCCGCCGACCAGCTGGATTTCAGCAAATCCAGCGCGCCGCTGAAAATCTGCTTGATGCCGTCCCAGATGCGACGGAAGGCGTCTTTTAGGTTGTTCCAGATCGCCTCGGCATCCTTTTTCAGCGCCGTAAAGTCGCCCTTCACCAAATCGACGATCAGCAGTAGCGCGCCGGCAAAAATGTTTTTGATCGCGTCCCAGATGCCGCTAAAGAACGTCTTGTATCCGTCCAATATCGGCTTGATGGCGTCCAAAATCGCACTGAACGCGGTTGTGATGCCATCTTTGATACCCTTCCAGGTGTTTTTGAGAAAATTGACGATACTGTTCCAAAGTTCGATCACGAACGTCTTGATCTCGTCCCAATGCTGCGCGATGAGCAGAGGGATGCCGATCACAGGCGCGATGATGGCAAGAATGGTCGGGCCCCAACCTCCCATGAAGCCCTGTAGCCATTCCCACGCGGTCAGGAAGACGGATTTTATACCGTCCCAGAGTCCGACGAAAAACTCCTTAATCGGCTCCCAATTCTCGATAATGAGATACGCCGCGGTCGCAAGTAGCGCAATCGCCGCGATCGCGATGCCAACGGGCCCGCTCATGAGCGTCATCAGTCCTTGAAATCCGCCTATTGCTTTGGATACTTTGCCAAAGGTAATTATCAGATCTCCGATCCCCGAAACAAGCGGTCCCAAAGCCACGAGCAGCGGTCCAATGGCGGCCGCGAGCCCGGCGAGGACGAGGACCGTCTTCTGGACACCGTCCGGGAGCCCGACAAACCACTCGATCAGCCGAGCGATCCAGTCCGCAAAATCTTTGACCAGCGGGATCAGGTCATTGATCGCGCCGAAAAAGCGCTCCGCGAGCGGTTCGATGGCGAGCAGCAGGTTGTTTTTGAGCTCGATCAGTTGCTCCGACCAGTCTTTCGTCTCGTCCGCAACGCCCAGTATCGTCTCATTGCTCCCCTTGATCTCGCGGAGCAGGTCCTGATACTCCAGCTTGCCCTCGCGGATCGCGCTCGCCAGCGCCGGACCCGCGCGCGAACCGAAGGTATCCAGCGCGATTTGCGTGCCCTCGAGGTCGGACGGGGCATTTTTGATTTGATCGAACAGGATTTGGATGGCCTCGTTGGCGTCCGTGATACCCTCTTTGGCCATCGTGACGACGGCTTTGTTGAGGCCAGCCAACGTCTGTTCGACGTCGACGCCCGCCTTGTCCAGCTGCCCCATGAGCACGGCTGCGTCGTCAAAATCGAGTCCCAACTGTTTCAGCGCCGGGGCGAATTTGGTCATATTCGACTCGAGCCGCTCGATGCCGATCCCGGTTGATTGCGATACGAGGAAAATGTGGTCAAGCGCTTTGCCATACTCTTCTGCCGGCAAGTTAAATGCCTGGAAGACTTGCGATGTCTCCTCGATTGTCTTCGCCAGGTCCCCACCTGTGAGGCGCGTCAGCTCAAGCGTCTGTGTGGAGAGCTCCTGCAGCGCTTCACCGGAGAGGCCGAGCCGGGTATTGTAGTCGGCGATGGCCGTCGAGATGTCGTCGAACGACGCCGGGACCTGAACGGCGACCTGTCGAAAATCCTCCTGCAGCGCCTCCAGCGCCTCGCCGGTCGCGCCGGTGCCGACCCGGATCTTGTCAAAGGCATCGTCGAATTGCGCGCCGGCAGCGACAAGTCCGCCGGCGGCTGCGGCGAGCGGCGCCGTCACGCCGACGGAAAGCTTCTTCCCGGCATCGGTCATTTTCTCGCCGGCGGACTTGAGCTTGTCACCAGCCTTCTGCATTTTCTCGCCAAACGATTCAACGGCCGGCTCCATATCGCGCAGCTGCTGCTCGAGCTTTTCGAGCTCAAGGCGTGTTTTCTCAGTTTCCCGCTGGAAAGCCCGGTACTGCCCTTCACTGATTTCGCCGCGCTGGAACTGCTCATTGACCTGCTCCTGCACGGCACGCAGTCGGTCCAGTTTTTCACGGCTGTTTTCGATCGCTTGAGCAAGGAGCTGTTGCTTTTGTGCAATCAACTCTGTATTAGATGGGTCGAGTTTAAGTAACTTCTCGACCTGCTTGAGTTCACTTTGTATGTCTCGGGACCGTTTATTGACATCGCTAAGGGCTTTCGACAGCCCTGTGGTGTCCGCGCCAATGACGACATTAATACCACGGATACTTTCTGCCACTGTCTACTCACCCCCGGAAAAATGCGTCAATGTCTTCCTGCGTCGCTTCGCGCGGCGCATTTGGATCGTCGCCCATGTAGGCATAGACAAGATCGAAAAAGTCCTGCATGGTCAGCAAGTCGAGCTCAGTCATACTGAGTCCGATCCGACGCGCCAATGCCAGAATGTTGATGTCCGTGCGGTCGACCCTGTTCGGTGCGTCACCTTTGGGTCGCCGGTGCCACGGTCTTTCCGCCACGAAAAAAGATTTTCGTCGCCTCTTCCATTACTGCCGTCATCAACTCTGGATCAAAAATGTCAATATCCTCGTGCTCTTCGAGCCAGCGGGTGAACGACGGGAACTGCCCGCCCACGCCGGCGGCCGTCCGTGCCAGCGTCCACACCAGCCGAAGGATCGCCACCGAGTCCAGCCGACTGAAATCGAGTTTGGATGGATCGACTTCGCCGCCACTGATCGCCTGAAATCCAGTCAGTCCGGCGACCATGCCAACCATGTCGCCGAGAAGATCCCGGCCGAATTCCTGCTGGTAATGCAAGAGGCTCAAGGTCGAGCCCTTGAGCCTCAACGTCTTGTCGCCGATCGTGACTTCGCGCATGTGTTACACCTCCGGCGTAAATGACGGCGTGTAAACCGCGCTGAAGAAGCTGTTATACGCCGTTTGGTTCGTATCACTCAGTTCCAACTCGCCCCGGACGATCATCTTACCGCCGATCTCGATCGGGCTGATCGTCAGGTTGAGCACGTCCGTGTTCGGCGTGATCGACTCTGCCTTCGTCTGCCGTTCCTTCGCCGGGCGGCTGGCAACGCAGTCGTAAAACACGAACCGGCGGTTGCGCTTGTCGCCCTGCACCTGCGCCATGAGTGCAAAGTGCTTCGGGATCGCGTCGGAAACCTCGATCAGCGCACCGTTTTCGTCAATTTCCCAACCGAGCATTTCGGCCAGGATCGCATCCGGCACATTCGCCATCTCAAGTTCCGCCGTGTAGCCGTTGTTTGCGGTGTACGAAAAGTAGAGCGTATTGTCAGCGTAGAAGTTGGTCGTTTCACCGACGGCTGTCGGCGTGAACCGCACCGCGCCCGGAATCGGGACCGGCGTTTTCCATGCCGGCTGCGTCGGGGTCTGTTCGTCCACGAATGCGATGTGGACCTTTTCGAGGCCGAACGTCACTTTGTTCGCAGACATTGAGTTTCACTCTCCAATCAGTTGGATTTCGTAGATAACCTGAAAGAGTTTTTCCTCTTCGATCCACGCCTCCGTCTTGCTGTACGGAAGCCCCAGTTCCTTCAGCTTGTCCTGCACCTTCCGCTCCGCCGTCAGGTCCTTCGTGCTGGTATACAACTCGACCTGGAAGTTCGACACCTCGACGTAGTTTTGGTTGTCGGCCACCATGTCAGACGAGTATGCGAACTGGTACGTGATGAACGGCGGGTTCGGCGCCGGATTCTGAGGCGTAACCACGAAATGGCTGTAGGCAACAGGGAAGCCGATAGACTTCAGCGTCTGAAACAGCTCTGCCTGGGTCATCAGCGGCCGCCCCCGTTCCGGATGATCCGCTTGATGCCATCGTCGAGCTCTTTGACGTGCCGATCATACGCCGGCCGGAGGTGCGGGAATGCCCGCGCACGGCCGCCTTTCCGGAGTGCGTGGCCGAATTCAAGTAGATGCACGCGCATGTAGTGCTTCTTGTTCCAGACGACGAAACGGACGCGACCGTCGGCAAATTTCTGCCGCGTCACCTTGAACCCCTTCTTGTACGCTCCAGTGCGCTCCGGTGCGTCTTGGGCCGCCGTTTCGCGGATGGCCTCGGCCACTTCCTCGGCCTTCGCCTCGATCGCCTCCGCCACGTCCTCGGTGTACTCCCTGACGGCATCAGTGATCGCATTGGCCAGCTGGTCGATTGAGATGTTAGCCACTGCCGACCACCCTTTCGCAGACGAGTTCCATTTCCTCAAAGTCGACCTGGTACGTACGTATGACGTTATACCGGACACCTTCGAACTCGACGACGCGCTCACCGCCGTATTCGTAGGCGTGGATCACAAAAACCAGTTCCGGCCGCAATCCGGAAGCGGCGGCGTCGTAAAACTCGGCCCGGCTGACCGATTTCAGCCTGCAAAGGATCGTTGTCTCCGTTTCGACCGGCTTTTGGTTTCCGATCTCATCTTCCTGTATCGTTTGCCCGATCAGCGTCAGCTCGTGGTCATACGTCGCCACCGGCACCACCGCCCGCCGAGATGATCAGATTGTGCAGCCGGTACTGCAGATGCCGCGGCATCGCGCCGGGTTCATCCCGGGACTGATAGCGCCATGTGGCGAGATCCACAACAAACATGAGGTGATGGGCGTCATTGCTATTCAGCGTGATGCCCTTTTCCTTCTCCAGCTCGTCGATCACGCCAGAAACGATAGCGGCCAGGTACGTATCCCTGACCGCCGTCGTGATGCCAAGTCGCGCCTTGACAAGCTCGAGGATTTGGGGTTCATTCATGCGGATCACTCGCCATCCTTGCGCTTACCCTTGCCTTCGCCTTTGCCGTCCGGTTTCTTCGCCGGCTTGCCTTCCTCGCCGCCGGTCTTATCGACCGCTACATACCCGAGACGAGCGAGTTCCTCCGCCCGGTCACCGTCGTACTCGTCGCCCGTGCGATAGACGTGCTTCGTGACTTTGCATCTGAAATCTTTCAGAACCTTCGCCATTGTCACCCCTCCATGTGGGAGAGCCGGGCGGTTCGCCCGGCTTCACCCAAATTTCAGACCTCCGGCACCGGATCCTCGATTGTGACCAGCGCGAAGGCCTCCGGCCGCACCGGCTTGCCGTCGAAGCGGCCCTTGCCGCGGAATGCCATTTGATCCTCGACAAACTTCACGTGCTCGGACCGGTCGATCGTGATGTCCTCGCGGATCACCATCGTGTACTGCTCGAGCACGCCGATCAGGACTTCGTCGAGGTCCATGTTCTGGTTGAAGATGACCGGCAGACCGCACAGATCAGGCTGCGTCAGGTTCGGCAGCTTGCCCACGACGTTGCCCTGAGCGTTGACGTTGATCGTGAATTCCAGGAAGCGGTTGTAGAACGTTTGCCGCTTCATGACGATTACGATCTCGCCGTAGCTGTCGTCGCCGGTGTCGACCAGGGACACGTGTTTGAGCACGTTCACAAGCAGCTTGTTGTCGGCCACCACCGTTTTCTGATTCTCAGCCGGAATCTTCGGAATGATGCCGTCCGGTTGCTTCTGCGTCGCACCTTGCCCTTTGAGGATCGCCAGATCCAGCGCCTTCGCCAGCGCCCGGGCGATCTTGCGCACGACGTAATCGTCGATGTTGATGATGCTGTCCTGCAGCAGGTAGTTGTCGACGAACACGACTTTCCCGAGCTTGAACCCGTCGAAGTCGACGTTCGTGATCGTGCCGACGTCGCCGGTCGGGATCGGATCTTTCATCTCGATCCATTGCGCCGGTGTGGTGTCCGTGTCAATCAGGATGCGCGCCGTCCCGCTGACCCGGATTTTATCCACGCGCGGATACAGCGTCGTGTAATCGCCCACGATGTCCAGAATGCGATTGATGATGACGTTCGGAATCGTGAGCTCACCGCCGGAGACGGCCCGGAGGTTCTTGAACTTCTCGTAGAATTCCCGCACTTCCGGCAGGTTGTAGTATTCGCCGGTCTCCAGCATCCGGCGAACTTGCGAGATGTGGTATTCCTTTGCCACTTGAGATTCACCCCTTTGTTGATTTGCCGACCGCACTTCGTCGGCCGGAGGTTTTGCGTTGAGCTGCTCGAGCTCGGCCTCGAGCTCGGCGATCTCGCCCTGCAGCTTCGACTTCTTCTGCTCGAGCTCGCCCTTCTGCGCCTCGAGTTTCCCGACTTCCTCTTCCACAACAGCCAGTTCCTCGTCGGTCTGGGCTTCCGTGGCGGCCGTCTCCAGCGCTTCGCTGCGCTTCTGCAACTCTTCCTCCTGGATCAGGAGTTCAGCCAGCGCGTTCTTGCGCTGCTCAATCTTTTTGCTGATCAGCAGTTGCCTGAGTGCCAATGTTTCTCACCCTTTCGATGATTTTTTGTCGCCGCGCCTCAAGGAGACGGGCGCGGTGCTCTTCGACTTGTTTCCGTCGGGCCTGCACCCCTGTGTCTTCGTAGGCCGGGAAGGTGACGACGCTGACCTCGTGCAGGTCAACCTCTAGGATCGTCCACTTCACGGAGCCGTCATCGCGCCATTCGGTGTCCTCGCGCACGATGTTGAATCCAAAACTGCACTGATCCACGTCCCCGCGCTTTACGCGCTCATAGAGGTTCATGGCATCCGTGTCGTTCGGGTTGATCTTGATACGTCCCCACAGCCCGTAGCTGTCTTCACGGAGCTCTAGCGTGCCGACCTTGTTCCGGCCGAGCACCAGCCGTGTTTCATGGTCAATCAGCGCCCGGATGTCATTGGACAGGGTGTTCGCGAACGCTCCCGGCGCGATTTCCTCGAAAGCGCCCGGCCATAGCTCCGTCTCACGGTTGAACACCGCAAAATACCCCTCGATGTAAAGATCGCCACCGTCGTTTTCCGCCCGGGTCTTGAGATCGGTGCGCATGTTCCGCGTCTGCCGCTGTTCCCTGCTCAATCGTCATCACCTCCTCCCTGGAGTTTCGCTTGATCACCGATCATGCCGCGGGGAATGTAGTTTTCGAGGATAACCAGCTCATCGAGCCCTTCGCGCGGCGACAGGCCGACCCAGTCGCGGACCTCGTTGCCGTCCATCAGGCCTCGAACGTAAAGGTTTTGTCCGATCTCGGACAGCTCTTTGAGGTCGTACGCGTACAGGCTGCGAGCGGACAAACGGAAATACAGGTCTGGAGCGTACAGAATCTTGCTCGTGAGCTCCTGGCCAATGATCGTACCAATGGATGCGATCCGGGTCCGGATAAAGTTGTTCATCTCGTCCTTCTTGAATTCGCCTACACCCACGAAAAACGGCGGCACGCCGAGCATGGCCGCCACCGTTCGCTTGTCGATTTGCACACTCTCGTGAATCGCGATGTCCTGCAGGCTGAGCGGCTTCACGGTCTCGACCCGAATGATTCCTTCGGGCAAGATCCACGGCTTGCCGCTCTGCCCGCTGCCGATGTATCGTTCGATCAGCTTGTCGCGCTCTTCTTCGCTCGCAAACTGCGACGAGTCCGCGTCTACCATGACGATGATCGACGGCCGCCACTTGTCACCCATAAAGGCGTTCTTCGTCTTTGCCGCTTGCGCAAGGTTCGCCACAACATCTTTCAGGATCAGCCGATACCCGCGGCCGCGCCACGGCTCCTGCGGGTCCGGGTTGATCTTGAAGTGCAGCACTTCGTCGTGGTTATAGACGCGGCCGTTGATCATGACCTGATAGCCAGTCGCCAACCCGATCGCGTTCTGCTGCGGCGGCAGGATCGTCGCCACGTGCGGCGGAATTGGAATGAGCTCCTCAAGATACCCATCCGCACTGAACACCGGAAACACAAAGGCGTTTCCGTCGCCCTCAAGCAGCATGGTGTGCACGATGTGATAGAGCCACGCCTTCCGGGTCATGAGACTGTAAGGCTCAATGTCGACCTTCCTGCTGAGCTCGTTCTGCACCCGCTCGTGCCCGCCTTCGACGTTGCGCATGAGGTGGATTGTCATATTGCTGACCATATCCGCAATCCGGTCAACAGCCATCCGGACTTCCGGACACTCGGAGAGTCGCACGTACCCGGCCGGCAGTGTCAGGTCATCACCCCGAAGCCAGTATCCGAGCAGCCCCTCGCTGCTTCGCTTCTCGGTCGGTTGCCGCGCCCGCTGTTTCTGTCGTTTGCTCACGCCGACGATTCACCACCTTTCAGCCACTGGTCTTGCTTCTTCAGCTGGTCGGTATCCCCCAAATACCGGACACAAGCAAAAACCGACGCATCAAACAGGTCAATGCGCCGGTTTTCTTCGACCTTCTCGTACTGTATCGAGTCGTCCGCCCGCTCTATACCGCGGACGTTCTGTACGCAATACTCGTAGGCGTCCGAATGCAGGTAGTAGAGCTTTCCAGCCTTCGCCTTCTGCTCGATCCGGCGGAAACCCATCGACCTGCGCCAATAGTATTGCGGCTCATCCACCAACTTGAATCCGGCCTTTTTCGCCTCCCGAAAAAACTCGGTCGAAAATCGCCGGTCGAATCCAATCTGCTTGATTCGGAATCCTTTCTGCCGCATCTCCTTGAACCACTTCACGATCTCGGCGTGATTCGTGACCGGCGTGTTCGTCATCGTCAGCCAGCCGTCATCCCGCCAGCCGAACAGCGGGATACCATCCTCTTCGGCCTTCGCCGTCGCCGCCACGATCGGGAACCAAGCGTGCGTGATGACGATCGCCACGTCCTGATATTCGCCATAGAGTGCAGCGGCCGTGAGGTCGTGAAGCTTGGCCAGGTCGGCGCCGCCGTACCAATTGATCGGCAGCCGCGCCAGCTCGTCCAGCGTCCAACTGTATTTGCGGTCGCTGGACCGAAATTCATGGATATTGAAATAGGCGTGCATCGCGGCCGTGTAGACGTTCAGGGACTTCGCGAGGAAGTCCTTCCGCTGCTGCGGGTCGTTCTGGGCCTGCAGCGCGTCGTTCATGATGTCCTCTGGCCGGATGGTCACGCCGTAGTTCGGGTTGGCCTTTTCGTGCTGGATCGGGTTCGTGTAGTCCACGTTTCCGCGCTCGTCCTCGTCTGCCTTGGCGATGAAGATGAAATATTGCTCGTCCCGGAACGTTTTGTCCAGGACTTTTTTGCAGTATTGCAAGCGCTGATAGCAGAACGACGACATGTCGTCGCCGGCCGTCGTGATGCCGATCATGAGCTTATTGCTGTACGCCTTCATCGCCTCTTTGATGATGTTGTATTGCTTCGGGCTGCGATACGCATGCAGCTCGTCCGCTATGGCGATGTTGCAGTTCAAAGAATCCTGGGTGTCCGGGTTCGCGGCCAACGCCTGGATAAAGATTGAGCCGTCTCCAAGGTCCCCGCTGATGCTGTGCTCCTGGTTGTTGTCGAGAACGCGGAAGTTCCCGCGTTCCCCCATATGTTCGAGGTTGAACAAAATAAACCCAAACGCCTGCAGCGATTGCTTCAACGCGGCCGCCGTGATGTAAATCGTCGCCCCGGACCGCCGGCTGAGCAATGCCAGCGCCCAGGCGAGTGCCGCGACGAATCGCGTCTTGCCATTCTTCCGCGGGATATAGATGAATGCCTCTTTGAACCGGCGGAGCTGCGTTCCACGATGGAAAAAACCCAGCAGGTTGTAGACGATAAACTTCTGCCACGGTTCAAGCAGAAACGGTTTTCCTCTCAGCGGCTCGCCGTCGAGCGTTTCGCCTTTGTCATGGACGAATGTCCTTTCGATGATGCCGATTACGAACTCCGGGTCCTTCGTGCGCAGCTCGTATTCCGGATTCTCAAGGTCGTCCAGAAACCGCTGCGCGGCCTGCACCAACTCCTTGCCGGCGATCTTCCTTCCCTC